AGGCATAGCTTCAGGCATCTCCTCTAAAACGGAGTCTGCAACAAGCGCAGTTATAGGCATCCTAGCCCACATCGCGCCACCGTGTATATTTTCTGCATCTTCTTCTGCATCAAGCTCAAATCCTGTAAAGACTACTTGAAAAGACAAGCACCTATCTGGAATGGTGTTTACCGCAAAAACAACCGCGTGTAAATACTCTCCATGGTAGTCTAAATGATTGTGTGTAAATTCTTTTCGGATCCATGCGTTAAAATGAGGTATGTTGCTTAATAAATAAGCCACCTATTCCTGTTCTCTAGATTCGCGAACAACCTTCGCGATCTCAGTTAGGTTTGAATCAATATCTCTTTCATTTTGCATTTCAGCTTCTTGCAGATCTGCGGCAACCTTAATATCTGTCTGTCGTTCTTGAGAGTCTAGTTTCTCTAGTTCGAGGTCAGTCTTACGCTGCGATTCCCTGTCTTTCTGAGACAGTTTTTCGTATTCCAGATTCATCTGCTCTTCGAACATTTGACGTTGAGGGTCTTGCTGCTGTGCGGCCATTGCTTGCGCTAACGCTTGCTCCTGACCTGTTATTTGTTGCGTAGCTTGTGCCGCAGCCATTGCAATCTGGCTTTCCATCTCTGGGGGTAGTTGCGGCATTTGACCGTCCGGTCCAGGTTGTGGTAACTGAATACCTTGCTGTGCCAGAATCTGTTCCATTTGCACTCTGTACTTCAATGCGATGTGCTCTTGGATATGTGCTTGCAATGCTGACATAGCTTGCGGGTTTTGCTGCATTTGTGGGTTTTGCATAAACGCCATATGCGCTTGAATATGTGCGTCGTGATTCTGTTGAATAAATGCTTTTAACGGTACGTTCATTAAAGCATCCATATTTTCCTGAACAGGGTCTTTAGGTGTTGGCTCAAATTCAGGAAGTAATAAGTCGTCAATATCTCGTATGTTCAACGCCAAATACATTTTACGAAACGCTTCCCGCATATTATGTAGTTGCGGTGCGCTTTGTGCCATCTGAAGCTGTGTCTGGGCTAAGATGATTCGCTGTGTGGTGCTAAAGATGTTAGGATCAGAAACAGGTATAACATCTACGTTATCGCTAAAGTCTTCACGGAAAACACTTTGCTGTGCGCCTTGTACTTGGTAAGGATACTCCTGTGGAAGTACCTCTCCGAATATACGCTTGAGTATTTTGAATTCACTACGCTGTGCGTAATGCAGTCGCTTATGAATTGCAGAAATAACCTTCTGGCCTTTCTCTAATACTGCAACTGTAGTACCTACTGGAGCATTTTGATTACCATCTCCAGTTCCTTGATCCATTACTGCTGCGAACTTCTGACCAGACTCAACTAAAAGACCTAATAGCTGCGCTAATGTGCCGCTTGGTTCTTTATAAGGTAGCGGCAAGAAGGAATCGCGAATAACACCTCCAGGAGTGTCAACATCACGCCACTCTCCTGGTTGAATAGGGTCATCAGACCGTTGAATATTTAATCCACGAGATTTAAAACCTGCAGGTAAGTTTGAAAGCGTTCCTGCGTCAATTAATTGCCGTAATATTGCAGTAGCGGATTTAGTTACACCGCCAATCATATGAATTAGACCAAATCCGTAAAATCCCAATCCAGGAAGGAATTTATAATGCGTAAAGTATTCAACTTTTCTACGCATAGGGTCTGTTGGGTCATAATTTTGCCGTATTGATAAAACTTCGTTAGTATCTAGGCAGATAGTGATAATATACGGTAACGCCAAGCCGGTAGGCTCACCGTTTTCATCTTTGTCTTCAAAACCGTCTAAATCAAACTCGCCATGTACTTCTAATAGCGTATATTCGTCATCACCGCCAGTACGATCTACACCTTCAAGCTCATCTATCTTATCTTGTAGATCATTTTGCTTAATATACGAAGGAGACCCCATAGAAACGTCACGATAAAACCCAGACAGCTGTAGTTTCTTCAGATCATTCTCTGTCATCCTAATGACATGAGTAATTCGTGAAGCAGTTACTAAATCGTTAGTTGTATACGGGACAACTAAGTCTTCTGCCTTAACAAAACGAGAAACCGCTCTACCTACAGAGGGATCGTAGTAACTTTTCTTAAAAGCAGATCCTGCCAAGGGGAGGTAAAACAACATTTGATCCATTTCAGGATCATATTCTTCCATCTTATAAGTAAGTTGGTAGTTCATGAAGTTTTTAACACGATTTGCTTGTTCAAGTTTTGGATCTGAGGTGACGCCCATCACTTGCGTGTCTACTGGTCCCCCTGCAGGCAGCAACTCGCGGTAAGTTTGTGCCTGAAAGTGCGTAACCGCTTCAGCTAGTAGCGGATGATACACGCCGCTTGCACCTTCGAAGGGTTCGCTGCGTGTATTTGTTTTAATTCCTAGTAAATCTAGTCCGTCTCTGAAAGTTTCATACCAGTCTTGACGAGAATCTAAGTCGTCATGGTAATAAGACGTAATTTTTGAAGCAAGTTCGCCTCTTGTGGACTCGTCTAATATCTCAGCAATGTTTTCGCCAAACGATATTGCATAATCTTCGTCAAATTCATCACCGAAACTAGCGACGCCTTCGTCGTCTATAAAAACTTCGACGACTTCGTCTTCGAAAGGCTCCTCTTCTACTTCAATTTCAAATTGTTCAGCCATAACGCGGAACGATACCTCGTTTTAATTTAATAATAAATCAGTAATATGCACGGACTTTGGGGTAATATTCCTCTTCGTCGTCGTAATCTGAGTCTAATCTCAAAAATCCACCGTTTCTAAAGCGTATTAACGCTAATGTTGTGGAATCCACCAAATCATCATGCTCTCCGTTAGGAAAGTCCGTAACTTCTTCCATTAATTCTTCAGCCCAGCGGTTTTCTGGCACCCAAACCTTACCTTCTTGGAACATAGGGCTAACTGAATTCAACCTTGCAATCTTATCTTGGCCTTTGTTGGGTGAATACGTGTTAATCGGTATGCCGAGTCTGCGTAATTCTTGCGTTAGCGGAATACCTGTTGCTTTCGTTTCAATAATTACAGAATCAGGATCCCAATATTCGTACAAACGTATCGCTTCTCGCTTTAGCTCAGGAAAGTCTAGCCGCTCTTTTACACAATCAATCAAGATAATGTGCGCCTGACCTCCTGGATACATCTCATCGTTGATTTTTCCTTCCGGATAAAACACACCCCACGTGGTTATTGCTGTAAAGTCAGCACGTTCGGACTTTAGAAACGCCGTATCGTAACTTTGAATTAGATATTCACAAGCTGGAGGTGCGTCGTTAGGCCAAATCTTGAACCATTCCTTCGGAATAATGGAAATACCTTCGCCGGTTGGCCGCTGCATGTACTGAGCTGCCCACTTCGAAGGAGGAACCGAAGCCTTAATCGACTCAAGTTCTTCTAATTTCCAAAATTCAGGCCATAACGATTTACCCGATGGCAAGATTGCAGGAAACTCAATCAGCTCCCATTGGTCTGCATTCTTATCTTGCATCATTTTCTTGATTAATTTCCCCGTTAAGTCTTTTTTAGACCAACGAGTCATTACGATAACGATAGCACCTCCTGGTTGGAGACGCTGTCGGGGGCCAGTCATAAACCAATCGTAGGCTTCGTCTAGTGATTTATCGGAAAACGCATCTTGTTCAGAGTGCGGATCGTCAATAATAAACAGATCAGCACCACGACCTGCAAGTGCCCCGCCTATACCTGACGCATAATACTCACCGCGTTGCGAAGTTAACCATTTACCCGCGCTTCGTGAGTCAGCTTTTAGTTCTGTCTTAGGAAATATCTCACGATATTCTTCAGTGTCAATTAAGTCACGCACCTTACGACCAAAGTTTATAGCTAGGTCAGCCGTGTGCGTTGCTTCAATAATTTTTAACTTAGGATTCTTTCCTAACAAGTAAGCAGGAAACAGGTGTGATGCAAATTCAGACTTCGTATGTCTGGGGGGCATATTGATAATTAACCGCTTTAGTTCGCCGCTTGCTATTTTATCAAACGCCTGTGCCATTTTACGGTGGTGATCACCGTTAATAAATTCAGGCCAGATAATTTTTACAAAGTCAATAAAGCTAGAAGCAGAAGTTTCTCTGCGTTCGCGCTTTTCAAGTTCTTCAAGGAGAAGTGTAAACTCTTTTGCTTCACTCTTAGATAAGAATGACAGGTCTACGTTTTTTAGATCCTTGAGTATATCACTCATTATAAACGTATATCGACAGCTCTAGGTTCGGATCTGATCATATTTGCTAAAGTTTCTCCTACTACTTCAGGCGTTGCTTGCATAGTTGCTAATAGATTTTTTAATTGATCAAAAGACTCTATGTCTTGTATAGGCGAAGGTCTGTCCGAAGCCCCTCTGTTAAAATCGTAATCTTCTCTTATTCGAAAACCATCATCAACATCTTCAGCCGTATACTTTCCTAAAGTAGTCGCAACCATATAACTAGGATCGTTTAAGGACTTAAGGGCTTCTTCCCACCCTTTATCAACAGCACCCGAGCCTCCTGATATGTAGCTCCTGCCAAAAGTTGTTTTACTCGTAGGTAGCCCAGACTCTTGAATAGTGTACGGAGAAACAGATGTTCTCCCCCTAGTCTTCTCAAAAGTTTCAACTGCGTCAGCGTCGCCTGCTTTTCTATACTCGTCTTCTAACACTTCGTTGTTGATTTTCTGGGCTATTATCTGATTACGAATTACGTCTAGTTCGTCTTCGGTAAAATCTTTCTCAGTTATAGGGCTTTCAACCCCCGCTAAATACTCACCAAACAATCTTAAGTTAGTGGGGATTTTTTTATACAGTTCCCCAATACCCCCTTCGCTACCCTCTTGGTACTTTTTTGGGCGTACAGACCCTCCATTATTTCTCATCTGTGGGCCAAGGACAGGACGTTCTTTTCTTTTAAATAATGATTTAACTCTTTCCCCATCAAGATTTTCTAAAAGCCTTTCAAGTCTTGACTCTCCTGGGCCAAACCGTTCTTCAAAAATTTTATATTGAGCAAAAGGAACACGTTCTTCTGGAGCACTTCTAAAATCTAAACCTTGCTCCTGTATTAAAGGTCCATCGTCGTAACCTCTCCTTTCACTATACCCCTGTGTTGGCAAAACCCTACCTAATACTTGCTCTATTCCTTGTAGTGTTTTTGACCCCATACCTTGTTTTTCTAATATAGTTTTCATTACGTTAGGAGACATAGGTACGGCTTGGGGTGGTATATCAGGCAGTGCTTCTTTGTCTCTTTTAATTTTTAACCCTTCTCTTCTTAGCCTTTCTAATTCGCGATCTTTTCTTCCTCCAACATTTCTTTCCATTAAGTCTATCTCGGTTTCACGAAGAAGCTCTTCCTTAGTTAGTTTTTCAACACTAGGTTCATTCATCATTTCACGAAGATATTCTAGTTCCATCTCTCCACCTGTCGGACGACCTTCAGCTCTTGCTGTTTGGTCTAACATAGCGAAGATATCTAAACCACCGTCACTACCGTCTTGATACTTTTTTGGTTGTACTGGCCCACCCGCAGCCATCTGATCAATATCCGCTGCTGACGCACTTACCATACCCATTCCAGGATTTGCTTCCATCTGCGCCCTCATCGCATTGCCGACATTCCTGACTCCAGGATCTACGTCCATCTGCATCTGGCTAATTTTTTCTACAGGAAAGTTATACACGTCCTGTGGTAAACCAACCGGCCCACCACTGCGAGCAAATTGTACGTTAGTGGGTTCTGCTCCTGTCATCTGTTGTTGCTGTAGTAGCTCTATCAGCTCTGGAGGTATTTGCTCACCTTGAAATTGCGGTGACTCATACATGTCGCCACCGTAAGTCTCTGCTAATGCTTGTCGAAAATCAGGTGCTGCCATTTCGGCTGGAACATCATCACCTATTGGTGAGATTTCTAACTGGTTCGACTCTGGAATAACAGGCGCAGCCCCCGCAATATACATGGCTTCTTGATCAGCTTTTTCTTTCGCTTTAGCTGCCTTTTTAGAAGATGCAATACCCGCTCCTGCAGAAACAACAGTAGCTATTGCAGCAACAATAGGCCAAAACGCTTCCTTCTTTCCCGTTACGGGATTGCGAGTCAGCTTACCTCCTGGAGTCATGTTCTCCAGCATCTTGACTTCAATTGGATTTAAATGAACTAGCTCGGTATCACCAAACCGTCCTTGTTCCTCAACCAGATCAGCCGCTTTACTTAAGTTCATTTGTAGCTCTTACCGTAATATCCTTTTTGGAAAACCTGACCGCCAGTCTTATAACTTGCTGGCACCATCATTCTTCTGCGACGTCGCGTTCCTGGACGACCGCCCATGTTCTTCTTTTCAGTCTTCGCAGCTTGCCTAAAGTTTTCAGCGGTCGGTGCGCCTTCCTCACCTTTCCTTCGCATCCGCTCACCAGAGCCTGCTGCTATACGCTTACGCTTCGCGTGTATATTTGCATATAATCCTGGACGACCGCCCGTGGCCATTAGGTCAGGATCTACATCACTGTCTCTTAGTAATCTTTCTAATTCTCTCGTATATCTTCTCACAGTTTCAGGCTCCAGATTTTCTTGGTTCAACTGCGCTCGAAGAGAATCTATCATCGCCGCATTTTCTCCACGCGGTATTGGGTCAAACTCACTACTACCCTTGGGCATTGTTCCTGATCTGCGTGCCGCATCTAAATCTTTAT